AGTAGAAACAAGGGTGTTTTTTATCATTAAATAAGCTGAAATGAGAAAGTTCTTATCTCCTGTTCCACTTCAAACAGCAGTTGTAATGCTTGCATGAATGTTATTTGTTCAAAGCTATTTTCAGTTGTTTTTAGTCTGTGTCTCACTTCTTCAATCAGCCATCTTATCTCTTCAAACTTTTGACCTAGCTGTTCTCGCCATTTTCCGTTTCTGTTTTGGAGTAAGTGGAGGTCCCCCATTCTCATTACTGCTTCTCCAAGCGAATCTCTGTAGATTTTTAGAGACTCGAACTGTGTTATCATTCCATTCAAGTCCTCCGATGAGGACCCCAATTGCATTTTTGACATCCTCAATAGTATGTCCTGGAAAAGAAGGCAATGGTGAGATTTCGCCAACAATTGCTCCCTCTTCGGTGAAAGCCCTTAGTAATACTATGGTCTCTAGTCGGTCAAAAATCACACTGAAATTCGCTTTCAACATGATGTTTTTCTCCATGATTGCCTGGTCCATTCTGATGCAAAGAGGTCCTTCCACTTTCTGCTTGGGCATTAGCATGAACCAGTTTCTTGACAATTCCTCAATAGTCATGTCAGTTATGTATCGCGAAGCAGGTGTGGAGACCATGGTCATTTTAAGTGCCTCATCAGATTCTTCTTTCAGAATCTTTTCTACAATTTGCTTTCCAACATGGGTGGCTGCTTTGATGTCTAGACCGAGAGTATTGCCTCTTCCCCTTAGGGACCTCTGATCTCGGCGAAGCCGATCAAGGAATGGGGCATCACTCAGTTCTTGGTCTACAACTTGTTTCCGGATATGCCAAAGAAAGCAATCTACCTGGAAACTTGACACAGTGTTGGAATCCATTATGTCTTTGTCACCCTGCTTTTGCT